GCAATACTCCGAAAGCTACCCATCGCTGAAGAGAACGTCCCTCCAAAGAGAACCTTTCTTGGGGAACCGGTCTACAAACAGAATCCTTTTGGTTTACTCGGGATCGCAAATCCGGTTTACATATCAAGCCAACGCAACGACATCGTAGACCAAAAGATTCAAGAGATGCTTCCCAGATTTTCGTTACCTCCAGCAAACTACTTAAACCATGGTGACACGGACATGCGAGAGTTCTACAACGAAGGTGGAAGACAAGCATACGACCGTTTTCTTGAATTAACATCAACAACGACCATCCAAGGGCGAAACCTAAGAACCGCTTTGAAAGGTCTGTTTAAGTCCAGAGCCTTTAAGAGCGCCGAACTGAATTATCTAGCAGCCCAAGAGACCGGAGAGCCGGGAGTTGAAGACCCTCGCGTGGCTTTGACTAGAAGCATTGTATCGCGTTACCGAAGAATCGCAAAACGAGAAGTTATCACTGAGTTTCCCGAACTACAAGAGACAGTATTCAATTTAAAAACACAAAAGCGCAGAATGCTTAACAACCCTATCCCAACCTTATAAAACACCATGCCTGACACAAGTGGACTATCATTCTACCAGACCGACGACCCAACAAGTAAATCAATTACCTACGGTTTTGACGTATTAAGCGCCGATGACATTACTGTTATTGCTATCGCTTCAAACGGAGCCAGAACCGTCTTAAGATTAGAAAGCGAAATACCATCTGGTGATAGCGAAGAGGGCTTTGGTTATGCGGTAAACCTTACGACAAAGACAGTAACTATTACGGCCTCTTCGTGGACTAGTCATCCGTTGATTTATTCTAATAGCTCAGTGCGCGTCTATCGGACAACATCAGTGATACCCTCGATTGACTTCACGGCGGGCGCTGTGTTAAGCGAAGGAGATCTCGATACCGCCTATAAGCAAGGTCTCTTTGCCGCACAGGAGATGACCGAGGACGCAGCCGACACGAACGCTGGTCTTCAAAGTGTAACATCAGGTGTTATTGCAGCCGGTGCTGTGACCGCGCCTAAGATTGCAACAAACTCAATCTCAGAAGACCGCATAATTAACGGCGCAGTCACTAACGCAAAGATTGCAAACGACGCTGTTAACGCTGCTAAGATTCAGAATGGAACAGTGGGATCAGATGAACTTGCCGCTAACTGTGTAACAACAGCAAAGATCGGAGCGAACCAAGTCACGACTACACAAATTGTAAATAGTGCTGTAACACAAGCTAAGGTCGAAAAAGCTGGCAAAGCTAACATGGAAGCACTGACTGGGAGTTCCGGACAATCTCAGGGTATTGTAACACCTGACGTTCTTAGATATAGCCAGTTTGCTCCAAGGTGTTATGGATCTGTTAGTCTTGCTACAAATACAGACAATACGTTTTCAAATGCCTATAATGTCGCGTCTGTATCCGCTAGTGGTGTCGAACGAACGATTAACTTTTCGGTTGCGCTAGACACAGTGGACTATGTTGTGATTACAAGTATCAAAGCTACAGGAGCCGGTTATGACGCCCCGTCAATCGTAAGTAAATCAACATCAGGATTTGTTGTAGACTTTAACAATAACTCCGGATCAGGCAGGGCTCTAGACTTCATCGTCTTCGGAAGCACCCTTAGTGCATAACAATTATTATGAACTCCTCAATCAACACCCCACTTGTAGGTATCACCGGATTGATTGCAAACATAACACTCGAACAAGTTAACGCTGCCGTAGCTCTTGCTGTCGGCCTCGCCACTCTGGTCTATATGTTAATAAAGATCAGCCACCTTTTAAACGGTAAACAGAAATAATAATGAGCGACGAAAAACGAAGCATCAAGATGGAGGGATTACAAGACCTTCTCATTGATACATTCATCGACCAAATCAAAAGTGGTGAAGCACCTCCTGCCTTGTTAAACGCTGCACGTCAGTTACTTAAGGACAATAACATCACGGCCAGCATCACTAAGGACTCACCCTTGGAAGCACTTGTAAATTTACTTCCATTCGAAGATCCGACTGATAAGGTTGTTAATGAATGAGTGATCTTCCACCACAGCTTAAGGACTTCCGTAACTTCCTTTGGATGACATGGAACCACCTTGCGCTACCCGCACCTACCCCTATCCAATACGAGATAGCCGAGTGGATGCAAAACGGTCCACGCCGAGGTGTTATCCAAGGGTTCCGAGGTGTCGGTAAATCATGGATCTGTTCAGCCTTTGTTGTCCATCAGCTCCTCCTAGATCCACAAAAGAACATCCTTGTTGTCTCAGCATCCAAGAACCGCGCTGATGACTTCTCTACGTTCACCCTTAGGTTGATCCACGAGATGCCCGTGTTGGCTCACCTGATGCCTGGGGACAAACAACGCTTCTCTAAGATCTCCTTTGATGTCGGACCAGCCCAAGCATCTCACGCTCCCTCGGTCAAGTCCCTTGGTATAACATCCCAGCTTACCGGCTCCCGTGCTGACATCATTGTTGCCGATGACGTAGAAGTCCCTAACAACTCAGCCACCCAGTCGATGCGTGACAAGCTCTCAGAGCAAGTCAAGGAGTTCGAAGCTATCCTTAAGCCAGAGGACAACAGCCGCATCCTTTTCCTTGGTACACCCCAGTGTGAGGACAGTATCTATAACAAGATGCTTGAGCGTGACTACGAGATGCGCGTGTGGCCCGCAAAGAAGGTAACAAAAGATAAGTCCGAAAAGATCTACAAGGGAAGCATAGCTGACTCCTGTATTGATGATGACAATGTAGGGGAACCTACCGAACCCAGCCGCTTTGGTGACATCGACCTAGCAGAGCGTGAAGCATCCTATGGTAAGTCAGGGTTTGCCATGCAGTTCATGCTGGACCCTAAGCTGTCTGACTTAGACCGCTATCCATTAAAGATCAATGACCTGATTGTTATGGACCTTGATAATGAGACGGCACCCGAAAAGCTTGTGTGGGCTCAAGTCCCGGAGAACGCTTGGGACAGCACTGTGCCTAACGTCGGGTTCACCGGGGACCGCTTCTTTCGTCCTATGAAGCTTGTAGGTGACCACGTGCCTTACACCGGAAGTGTCCTTGCTGTTGACCCATCAGGCCGTGGTAAAGATGAGACCTCTTGGGCTGTCGTCAAGATGCTTAACGGTTACCTGTATGTTACCGATGCCGGAGGTATGCAAGGAGGTTACGACGAAAAGGTTCTTAAGGTCCTTACCATGAAGGCCAAGATGAACAAGGTTAATGTTATTGTGGTGGAAAGTAACTTCGGTGACGGCATGTTTGTGGAGATCATTAAACCCTATCTCACTAAGATATACCCTTGCACCATCGAGGAGATCCGACATAACATCCAAAAGGAAAGGCGAATCGTAGACACCCTAGAACCAGTCCTTAACCAACACCGCCTTGTTATCGACCCTAAGGTCATCAAGAACGACTACGACTCCGCCCAAAAGTATCCCCTTGAAAGCCAGCTTAAGTATCAGCTAATGTTCCAGCTATCTCGCCTTACACGAGAAAAAGGAGCCCTAACACACGATGACCGACTTGATGCCCTTTCCATGGGTGTCTCCTACTGGACACAACAGATGGCCCAAGATGCTGATATTAAGATCGGAGAACGCAAAGAGGAGGCCATATACCAACAACTCAGAGACTTCAAGGACACCTATTACAAGTCACATAATAAAAGCGCACATACATCATGGATATAAAGACTATTGACGGAATTATAAAGATGCTTGAAGGATACCGCGATAGTGTCCTTAGGATGGATTCTCAGAGGGTTTTGGATGGACCCTTAGGTGAGCCTAGGAAACAACGCCTAGTGCTCGCTGTGGGGCATTCTAGGGCCAACGACAAGGGAGCCGTGAGTTGGGATGGGACTTACACCGAGTGGGCCTACAATCGAACCCTTGCTCACTTTATCAATCTTTACCTAGACGAGGCTATTGATGTTACCATTATCGACAAATATAAAGGGGACTCCTACAACGAAGCTATGGCTAACCTTAAGCTTGGCGTTGATCCCCTTGGGGCTGACCTTGTGGTCGAACTCCACTTCAACGCCTACAAGTCCCAAGAGGCCAACGGATACGAAGCCCTTTACTGGCACACCTCCAAACACGGCAAACAAGCCTCCGAAGCCTTCATCAACTCAATGTCCTCCGCTTTTCCCAACAACCTCAACCGTGGACCCAAAGCCATCAAGGATAACTCCGAAAGAGGCGCACGGTTCCTCAGGACACTTAAAGCACCCTGTGTTATCCTTGAACCATTCTTCGGAACTAACAAAAAAGAATGGACCATGTTCCAAGAATCATACGGAAAACAACAACTCGGAAAAGCAATAGCCACGTCTATTAACAAGTGTTTTTTAGATTGGGCTAAGTAGTTGAATAACAATCCCTTACAAATAAGACCCATAATAGGGAGGAAGGGAATAAGCCTATCTTAGGATAGCCCCGAAGGTGGATGATCTAAGGCTTGATAATAACATCCTCCTCATTCTCTATCTTAGAATTACCCCGAAGGTGAGTCCTATCTAAGGATTAATAATATCATCCTCATTATCCTCCACCTAAGGAGATCTTATAATATCTTAGAATAAGGGAGGAC